CGTAGAAAAACCACTGCAGAGGTTTAAAAATGACAACGTACACCGCTGGCCAACAAATCGAACGGGCGCTTAGACTTCTCGGTGTGCTTGCTGAAGGTGAGACGCCCTCTGCGGCTACGTCACAAGATGCGCTAATGGCGCTAAACCAAATGATCGACAGTTGGCAGACCGAGCGCCTGTCGGTGTTCTCTACGCAAGATCAAATCTTCACATGGCCCGCAGGCTTAATTAGCCGCACTCTTGGCCCATCTGGTGATTTTATTGGCCTTCGCCCTATCTTGCTTGACGACTCTACATACTTTAGAGCGCCCACCAATGTCTCGTATGGCATTAAGTTTATCAATCAACAGCAGTACAACGGTATTGCTGTTAAGACCGTAACGTCCACTTACCCACAAGTGATGTGGGTCAACATGACGTTTCCTGACATTGAGATGTACGTCTACCCACGGCCTACGCAGGACTTGGAGTTTCACTTTGTGTCGGTTGAAGAATTGAACAACCCTGCTAGCTTGTCCACGATTCTGTACTACCCACCAGGCTATCTGCGTGCGTTTACATACAACTTGGCCATGGAGTTTGCCCCTGAGTTTGGCGTTGAGCCAAGCCCACAAGTGCAGCGCATTGCAATGACTTCTAAGCGTGACTTGAAGCGCATCAACAACCCTGATGATGTGATGGCACTGCCTTACGCATTGGTGGCCAACCGCCAGCGTTTCAACATCTATGCCGGTAACTACTAATGAAGACGCCGATTCTTGGCTCTACTTATGTAGCGCGTTCTGTCAATGCGGCAGACGCTCGGATGGTCAATTTGTTTCCAGAGATCGTTCTAGAAGCCGGTAAAGAGCCTGCATTCCTGAACCGCGCTCCTGGCCTTAAACTACTTAACACCATAGGCACTGGCCCGATCCGTGGCCTATGGGCATTCTCATCTAGCGACAGCACAGCTTTTGTTGTTTCTGGCACACAGCTGTACAAAATCGACACTTTGTATGCAGCTACGTTACTTGGCACGGTGGCTGGTACTGGCCCCGTCAGTTTGGCTGACAACGGCACGCAGTTATTCATTGCGGCCAACGGCCCCAGCTACATCTACAACAACACGACAAACGCCTTTGGTCAGATCACCGATCCAGACTTTCCCGGCGCGGTGACTGTCTGCTATCTAGACGGCTACTTCGTGTTCAACCAGCCAAACAGCCAGTTAATGTGGGTAACACAGTTACTAGATGGTACGTCCATTGATCCGTTAGAGTTTGCCAGCACTGAAGGTTCACCTGACGGCCTGCTTGCCGTAACATCCAACTTCCGCGAAGTCTGGGCGTTTGGTACAAACTCAATTGAGGTTTGGTACGACTCTGGCGCAACAGACTTCCCATTGCAACGCATCCAAGGCGCGTTTAACGAATTGGGTTGTGCTGCCCCCTACTCAGTGGCCAAAATGGATAACGGCCTGTTCTGGCTTGGCCGTGACCGCCGTGGCCAAGGTATTGTCTACCGCGCCAATGGCTACACCGGCGTTCGTATCTCAACCCACGCTGTCGAATGGCAGATTCAGCAATATGCTGACATGTCGGACGCCATTGGCTATACCTACCAGCAAGACGGCCACAGTTTCTATGTACTGGTTTTCCCTACCGCCAATACAACGTGGGTTTACGATGCCGCAACACAAGCCTGGCACGAACGTGCAGGGTTTGCAAAAGGTTTATTTACTCGTCATCGTAGCAACTGCCAGATGGCGTTTAACAACAAAATTGTTGTGGGCGACTTTGAAAACGGAAACATCTATGCGTTTGATTTAGATGACTATTCAGACAACAACAGCATTCAGAAATGGTTGCGCTCATGGCGTGCATTGCCTACTGGCACAAACAATTTGAAACGCACTGCCCAACATACTTTGCAGCTTGACTGCGAGTCTGGTGTTGGTTTGAATGGGTTGGTTGTCAATGAAACAATTTATTTGCAAACAGAAGCTGATGATTATTTAATCACTGAAAGCGGTGATTATTTAATCGCAGACCAAGAGGCTATCGCTACCCAAGGCGCTGATCCACAAGTCATGTTGCGCTTTTCAGATGACGGTGGCCACACATGGTCAAACGAGCATTGGAAATCCATGGGCAAAATTGGCCAGTACTCTAAGCGTGTAATCTGGCGCAGGCTTGGCATGACAACTAAGTTGCGTGACCGTGTTTATGAAGTGTCTGGCACTGACCCTGTGAAGATTGCAATCATGGGCGCAGAACTAATTCTGAGTCCAACAAATGCCTAGCCCTAACGCTACGCCAACGCCAATCACGCCACCGCGAGTGCCGCTGATTGACCCTCGCACGGGTCTGATTGACCGCGCTTGGTATTTGTTCTTTCTGTCGTTACAAAATATTGCAACGGATGTTGTGGATGATGTTGTTGGCCCAAGTGTTGAAACCTTACTTGCGTCTTACGATCAGGCTTTAATGTCGGTCAACCAAGAATTGCAGACTTTGCCGCCAACGGTTGATCTGAGTGCTGAGTTGATCAAACAAATCCAAGAAGCCAATCTTGTTGACTGTTGCTCGGCCTTGGTGTCCCAAACGGCTGAGATGCAAAAGCAGATCGAGGCGTTGCAAGTACAGCCCATCGTTGACACCGCAGCTATCACTGCCGCCATTAGCGCTGCATCATCCGCGCCAGTTACCAAGACCGCTGACTTTACGGTGGCTGACAATGAAACTTGGATTATCAATAACAAGTCAGGTTCGACTTGTACGGTAACTCTGCCCACGGCAAGCGCATGGACGGGCCGAGAACTTACTTTTAAGAATTTGCAGGCTCAGACCTTGGTGTCTGCATCTAGCAACGTTGTGTTAATCGACGGCACAGTCGCTGGCACAGCAATCCTCTTGGCAGTTGTAGGAAATTGGGCGACAATGGTGTCTGACGGCACTAATTGGGTCATCATGCAACAAGCCGCTAACAATTGCCTCTTATTGGAGTAAACCATGACAGTCACCGTCAAAGTCCTCGTACCGGCTAAATTTGCCGAAAACTCGCAAACAACCCAGTACACCGCAACTGGCGTTACTGCCATTATTGACAAGTTCACCGCAACTAACATCAGCGCGTCTGCCGCCACGATCAGCGTGAACTTGGTTACTGTTGCTGGCTCTGCTGGTAATACCAACTTGATTACCAAGACCAAGACCTTGCAAGCGTCTGAGGTCTACACGTTTCCCGAACTGGTTGGTCAAGTGCTTGGCGTGGGCGACTTTATCAGTACAATTGCAGGCACAGCCAGCGCTATTAACATTCGCGTTTCTGGACGTGAGGTGACCTAATGCGTGTAACCTACGGCAAGGGTTTTGCACCAACCTTGTCCATGACGGGCAAGGTTTTGGCGTTGCAGAATGAACTCTTGAAAATGCCGCAGGCCAACATTGTTACCGAGCATATTTTTAAGCCAGGTGTTTACGAGCGCAAGATCACAATTCCCGCTTGGACTGTTTTGACTGGCGCAGAACATAAGACGCCTTACCACGTCCGAGTTGAAAAGGGCACGATTGCGGTCAATACAGATGACGGCGTTAAAGTGTTTACTGGCCCATGCGACTTTCCGGCAAAAGCTGGAATACAACGCGCAGGGCGCGTGTTTGAAGAAGAAGTGGTTTGGGTGGACGTATACGACAACCCAGACGACTGCAATGATTTGGCGGTGCTAGAAGACCGTTTGTATGTCGTCCCTGCTTGTGGCCTTGCTGACAGCCGGACTGATGTACAAAGAGCGCAGATTGATTACGGCGCGTTTCTATATCAGATCGGTATGACTCAGAATGAAATGGACACGATTGTCCATAACGAATCGGATTTGATGGAGATGCCTGAAGGCGTGGCTGTGGAATTGCGCGATTCGCCGATCCACGGCAAAGGGTTGTTTGCAACCCGTGATTTTGAGGCTGGGGAAGTTGTTTGCCCAGGCCGAGTGGATGGTAAAAGAACCCCAGGCGGGCGTTTTATTAACCACTCATTTAACTGCAATATCAGACCCGAAAAAGTAGGGGATGACATTTATGCAATTGCTGCGCGTAAAATATGCGCTGGCGATGAATTACTGGTAGATTACAGAGCATCAATGCGAGTCAATTTTGGACTCACGTTACAAGGAGAATTGCCATGTCTGGATGGGTAGCAGGAGCCACGGTTGTTAGTAGTTTAGTAGGCGCAAGAACGGCTAAAAGCGCGGCAAGCACGCAAGCCGCTGCGGCTGACCGCGCTGCTGAACTTCAAAAAGAACAGTTTGAACGGCAAGTAGAGTTACAAGCCCCGTTCCGAGAAGCGGGCGTTCGCGCGTTACCAGAACTGGAAGCAGCCTCTAGATATACGCCGTTTGGCATGGGCCAGTTTCAGCAAGACCCAGGCTACGCATTCCGTTTGGCAGAAGGCCAGAAGGCGCTTGATCGTCAAGCGGCTGCCCGTGGTGGGTTGATCTCTGGCGGCGCTTTAAGAGCAGCGCAACGCTACGGCCAAGAAATGGGTAGCCAAGAATATACAAATGCTTTTAATCGTTACCAGATTGAACGCAACGCTAGACTTAACCCGTTGCAATCTTTGGCTGGTTTTGGTCAAACTTCTGTAAATCAACTAGGCCAAGCTGGTCAGAACTACGCATCCAATGTTGGCAATCTAATGACTGGCGGTGCAGCGGCTCAAGCAGCTGGTCAAGTAGGCGCGGCCAATGCAATTACTGGCGGTTTGGGTACTTACTTAAATTACTCTCAAAATAATGCGTTGCTTGAAGCATTAAAAAATCGTCGTTCTACTTATAGTGGGCCATCAAATGCAGCCCTTGAACGACAAATTTACGGAGAAGATTAATCATGGCGCTTAATCCAAACATTGCTCTTGGCGTTAGGCCACTTGAGGTTCCTAATCAATTGGCGCAGTACGCCCAGCTGTCGCAAATTCAAAACGCGCAGCAAGCCAATCGACTAAATGAAATGCAGATGGCTGAATATGAACGCGCACGCCTTGAAGAAGAAGGAACACGCAATTTTCTCGGTAAAGCTGATTTAACCGATCCCAATGTACGGACGCAATTACTGACAAAATATGGTAAAGCTGGTCGCGAAATTTTTAAAAATCTTAGCGAAGCTGAAAAGGCGCAATCAGAAGACCTTGCACGGCAAGCAAAACTGGCACAAGATACGCAGGCAATGTATCAAAACATATCTGGCATTATTTCTAATAAAGCGGATGCAGCTAAGTTTTTGCAATTGGTGGTTAATGATCCGGCAATGAAAGATTCGCCGCTTGCAAAAATTCCATTAATGCAACAAGTTGCAAGAATTCCAGAAGACCCTGCTGGTTTGGACGACTGGAAGAAACAATTTGCTTTGGGTGCAACCAAATACATTACTGAGAATAAACCATCTACACAAGCAATTAACCGTAGTGGTCAAACAGATATTGTTCAAACGCCCGGTCTTGGTGGAGTGCCTAAGACTGTGGGCACTTATGCTGACGTGCCTTTACCTGCCAATGTTTTGGCACAAAAGAAAGAAATCGCCCGCGCTGGCGCATCAAATGTTACTCTCAGCACTGAGAGGAAATATGGAGATCGATTTGGTGGCTTGATTGCAGAATCAGATGCTGCCAAACTTGCGGCTGCTGAAAATGCCCCTCGAATGGCTGAAAACGCAGATCGAATTACTGATCTGTTAGCCACTGGAAAAGTCATTACAGGTACTGGTGCAAACGTACGATTGCAAATTGCCAAGGCGCTTAACTTGGCCGGCGGCACAGATAGTGAACGAATCAAGAACACTGAGGTGCTCGTTTCGTCATTGGCTGAAACAACACTGGGTGCAATTAAAGCGTCTAACCTTGGAGCAGGTCAAGGCTTTACCAACGCCGACCGAGACTTTTTGGAAAAAGCTGTGGCAGGTCAATTGTCATATGACCAAAAGTCACTGGGTGAACTGGCTCGGTTGTCTCGCAAAGCTGCTGAGAAAAGTGCTGAAGCGTGGAATAAACGTGCTCCAAATATTCCGAAGTCTGCTTTGGAAGGCACTGGGTATTCTACAGAGCCAGTAATTGTGCCACCTCGTAAAGTGTCATCCGTGATGAACATTCCCGCCGGCGCAATTGAAATGCTTAAAAACGGTACGGGAACTCGTGAACAGTTTGATGCACAATTTGGCCCAGGATCAGCAGATCGGGTTTTACCCAAAGGAAAATAAATGGCTGAAAATCCTTTTGCCAAATTTGCAGCACAGCCCGCGCAATCGGATAATCCGTTTGCTCAATTTGCAGCCACTCCAGCAAGTAGCGAAATTCCCGCTGCTCGCCGTAGTTATTCATTAAGTCAAGTACCCCTCGAAGCTGGTAAAAATTTACCGGCCAGCGCTGGTCAATTTGTCAGCGGCGTGGTGCAGGCTGTTACAAGTCCTTTGCAAACTTTGACAGGCATCCTCGATTTGGGTGCGGGTGCTTTGCGCAACTCGTTGCCTAAAAGCGTGTCAGGTTTTATCGACAAGTTTGACGCAGATCCTGCCGCAGCTCAACGTGCAAGCGAGGTGGCGTCTGCTGTCGGGGGCATGTACAAAGATCGATACGGTAATTACGAATCGATTAAGCGCACGTTTGCCGAAGACCCCGTGGGTACTGCTGCTGACTTGTCTACATTGTTGACAGGTGGTGGCGCGGCAGCCAGTAAGCTGGGTGCTACTCAAACTGGTGCTGCGGTGTCAAAAGCCGGAGCCATGATCAATCCAATGCGTCCCCTTGCGCCGGTGATTGAAGTGCCTATAAAACTTGCAGGTAGAGGTGTTAGCGCTGTTTACAACGCTCTTGATCCCAAATCTACAGCGTATCTGACTGCTGCGGAAGGTCGTGGCCCACAGATCGTTAATGCACTTCGCGGTCAGACTGAAATCGTGCCAGGTAGTATGCCTACTGCTGCGCAAGCCGCTGCCCCCGTGGGAGCCACTCGGTTCTCTGCGATGGGTGAATCGGCAGCCCGTACTACACCAACCCCATTCTTTGAGCGCGAGCAAGCTCAAAAAGCGGCACAGTTGGCCGCAGTACAGCAAGTGGGTAAAACGCCTGCTGAACTTAAAGCCGCTGAATCCATTCGTAGTGCTACAGCCAGAGAGTTGTATGGCATTTCCGATAAAGCCATGGTTCCTGCTGACAAGACGTTTACCGGTTTGCTAGATCGCCCATCGATGGACAAAGTAATTGCGCGTGCAAGCGAGTTGGCCGCTGAAAAAGGCATTCCTTTCCAAATTGGTCAGAACCGTCCTCCTCAAACAATCGCATCGGCTATTCTGGACGCCGAAGGCAGACCTATGGGTGTAACCACAATCCCTGGAGAAGTGGCTAAGTACCCTGGTAGCAGTCTTCACATGATGAAGATGGCGTTTGATGACTTGATCAAAAACCCCGAGCGGTTTGGCATCGGTGCAAACGAAGTGGGCGCAATCAATTCAACCCGTGGTAAGTTTTTAAATTGGGTTGAAGACAAAGCCCCTGATTACAAAACAGCACGGGAAACCTTTGCCGCTCAAAGTAAACCAATCAACCAAATGCAAGTGGGTCAATTCCTTGAGGGCAAGTTGACTCCTGCCTTGGGTGAAGAGACAGCTCGTTTGCGTGCTGCTGGTTACGCTGGCGCTCTTGACCAGGCTCCCGGCACAATTAAGCGTGCTACCGGTCAATCTCGATTTGACGAGCTGAGTCAAGTCATGACTCCAGATCAGATCAAAGTGCTTGAGTCTGTGCGCGATGATCTGGCCCGTGCCAAGCTGGCCGAGTCCCAAGCATCTGCCGCCCGTGGCGCTGGCCCTAATGTGAATTTGATGGGCACTGAGACACTGGGTAACGTGCGTGCTCCTAACTTCATCAACAACGTGACCACCGTAGCCAACGACATCCTGCGCCGGTTGCAGGGTAAGCTAGATCAGAAGTTGGCTATCGAGTTGGCTGCCGAGATGCTTGATCCTGCGGCTGCCGCTGCGGCGCTTGAGAAAGCGCTGGCGCGTCAAGCCAAGGGTGAGAAAATGGCAGATCCTTTCAAGAAGACTGGTAAAGCTGCATCTCAGGTTCTTCGCACTCCTGCGGTAGTCAACATGTTGGCCCCACAATCTGAAAACCAAAACGCATTGGCACAGTAATGGACTATCAAGTTTTATTCAACATCTCTGTGGCCGCAGCAGGCTTCTTTGGTGGTTGGACACTGAACCGCATCTATCAGGCTATTGACCGGCTTGATGGTGATGTGCGCAACATGCCTCTAAACTATGTCACCCGCGATGACTATCGCAACGACATTAAAGACGTTCGGGAAATGCTCGGTAAGATATTTGACAAACTGGATGGTAAAGTTGACAAATGATCATCGATCCCATCACGGCGCTTGCGGGACTACAAAGCGCAATTAGCGTAGTCAAGAAAGCCAGCAAGGTTGCAAATGACCTAGCTGGCTTGGCTCCGTCTATCGCCAAGATGTTTGACGCCAAGAGCGTGGCTACCAGAGCTATGGTAGAAGCCAAACGATCTGGCAACAAATCAAACTTAGGTACTGCACTACAAATCGAGATGGCTTTGGATGAGGCAAAGCGGTTTGAGGCCGAATTGATGTTGTTATTCCAGGCTACGGGCCGTGCAGACGTGTGGGCTAAGATTAAGCAGCGCCAGCAACAAATGGACATTGAAGATGCTCATTTAGCCAGACAAGCCAAAGAAGAAGAAAAGAAAAGAAAAGAAGAAGAAGAAGAATACATGGCATGGGCAATTGGCGTTGTCGTGATCGTGATGCTCTTGGGTGCAGTTGGTTGGGGCATTGCTGAGATACAAGATTTTTGTGCCAAAACAAGGTGTGGTAGGTGAATGAGTACCAGAAACAGTTTGATTTGTTTCTCAAAGTGTTCGTCAGGCTGTGCGTGGCTTGGTATGTCGTTGGTTTTCTGCGCTTTCTGCCTGATGAGTTGGCCGATAAGGTCGTGACCAAGATATTGGGGATGTTTGGACTATGAGTGATGAAAAGCCATCAGACGTATTGAGCAAGGTGCTGTCCTATGTTGACAGCCCGTTCAAGCTGTTTGCGCTGATCCTCATGGCGATTTTTGCTTTTGCTGGTTATTTTGTTTGGCAGAACCAAGAACTGCTAGTGGGGGCTTACAAAGAGTCCAAGCGAATGCCAAGCATTGTTGAGGACAGAGTTGAAGACGCTGCTGCCCACCTGTTTAAAACCACCAATGCAACCGTTGTGGCCGTGTTTAAAGTAAACCCTATGTTTGGAACCCGAGTGCTGTACCGCGCTTACACCAAAGAAGGCCGAGACAAAACCAACGATGGGCTGGATGTCGGGCTGTTTACCCAGAACGCACTCAACAACGCTGATGTGGTCAAACTGATGGCCAGCGAGATACCTTGCGGCGAGTACAAGTCAGCGCAATCCGAAATGGGTTTGTGGTACATCGCCAAAGGGGTTGCCTACACTTGCCGGATTAGCATTCCACCTGACCCAAGTCGCTTTGTTGGTCAAATTACTGTGGGCTGGGATAATGAACCTATCGATATTCAGGTGACAAAAACCATGATGGAAATTGCATCAACCATGCTTTCAAGGAGCAAACAATGATTGGACTAGACGCACTTCTTAATGTGGGCGGCAAGCTCATTGACAAACTGATTCCTGATCCAGAGGCCAAGGCTAAAGCGCAACTGGAACTTTCTAAAATGGCGCAAGATGGTGAACTAGCCAAGATGGCCAACGACACCAAGTTGTTTGAGGTGGAACAAGAAAACATTTCAGAGCGCTGGAGGGCTGACATGGGGTCAGACTCTTGGCTGTCTAAAAACATTCGCCCTATGGCCCTTATAGCCATCTTTGTGGCCTATTTTGTATTCACCATGATGTCAGCCTTTGGCTACAACGCGCAAGAAAGTTATGTTAATCTCTTAGGCCAGTGGGGCCAGATTATTTTCTTGGCGTATTTTGGTGGCCGTACAGTTGAGAAACTTGCAGACATGAGGTCTAAAAAATGACACCACACTTTACACTCGAAGAACTGACACATACAGACCACCGAACATTGGACAACACCCCAAATGAAACTGAACTTGCAAACATTCAAAGATTGGCTGAGTTCCTTGAAGAACTCAAAACCCTTCTTGGCGGCAAACCGATTATGGTCAACTCTGCGTTCAGGTCAAAAGCAGTAAACGATGCTGTTGGCAGTAAAGACACTTCTCAACATCGCATCGGTTGCGCCGCCGACATCCGTGTGCCAGGCATGACGCCAGACCAAGTGGTCAGGGCAATCATTGCGTCAGACCTTGGGTTTGACCAGGTGATCCGCGAGTTTGATCGGTGGACACATATCAGCATCCCTAACCAAGCCAGCGGAACACCCCGCAAACAAGCCTTGATTATTGACAAGGCTGGGACTCGATTGTTTGCGTAGTCACGTTCTCTCTTTGATGTCGTAAAACCAATCGTCACCGGCTGACCACTTGCGTGTGCCGTCTACTGTCCACAGGCGCTGCGCCGCTTGGAAGTCGGGAAACTTTGTCTCACTTGGTATCAGGCTTTGGTCATACCACAGACATCGGTTGTTTGGCTGGCAGGCAAACTGGCCGTTGTCTAACGCAATCCAATTGAATGACTTGTGTTCTTCGGCCTGCTCGGTAAAGCCCGTGTCCAAGTCCATGCCCTCGGCGCAAAAGTCCACCGTAAACAAGTAGCGCCCGAAGTGCCATTCTTTGTCTTTGCCGAG